AGGTGCAAACTTCAAGTTGAAGATTCGTCAGGTTGAAGGTTATCGTAACTATGATAAGTCAGAGTTTGATAAGGTTAGTCCTCTTCTCGATGATGATAAAGATCTTGAGAAGGTTTGGAAGTCTGAACATTCTCTTCAGGCATTCCTTGCTCCATCAAACTTCAAGAGCTATGATGAACTTCAGGCTCGTTTGACTAAGGTTCTTGGTGAGCCAGCTGCTCAGAAGCGTGCAGCTGCTAATGTTGAAGAAGAAGCTCCGTGGTCGGATGAATCTTCTGCACCAACATTCAAAGCGTCTCATGCGCCAAAGTATTCTGGTGATGAAGATGATGATGAGTCGTTGGAATATTTTAAGAATCTTGCTGACTAAGATTAAGGGGAGCTTCGGCTCCCCTTTTTTATCCCCACATATTGAGTTTAATCTTTTTAAGTTCTTCGTAGTGATTACCACCAAGCATTTTAGCCCAATCAGGCCAACCAAGATCTTCTGGTCCATTATAATCATTAACAGTCAACTGGCCAGTGTTACCTTGAACAACAGCAGCTTCATCTGAGTTTTTATTCTGACTGTTGAAGTGATTAATCAGTGCTTGTTTGGTTGAGCTTTCGTTCAGTTGTTTTTCTATTTCAGCAGCGTTAAGTTGTGCAGTGTTCATTGATGCTTGTTGGTCGCCACCGTTAATAAGTTTGGCCATACCACCCATACCACCGCCCATACCACCCATACCGCCAAGTAATGGTCCTAGCATGCCAAGCATACCTCCCATTCCTCCACCCATTCCTCCCATACCGCCCATCATTCCCATCATACCTGCAGGCATGCCCATACCGCCCATGCCACCCATCATACCAGTCATTCCTCCCATTCCACCCATGCCTCCACCGCCCATTCCGGCGAGTCCTTGGAAGAATGATTTCTGTTGTTCGGCGTTACCGTACTGCTCAGAATCTGGAGCTTGTGGAGGTGATTGTTGGTCTTGAGATACAGTGTTATTCATATTTGGAGTTACTGGCGCTGTTGTTTGTGGAGTAGCATCTGACTTACCAGAACCAGGAGTTGTTTCGCCTTTGTTAGCTTCGCCTGATGAACCAGTGCCACTTAAATGAGCTTGTATGGCTTTTTCTGCCCATGAAGGAACAGACCCTCTATGATAATCTGGTCCCCATGAACGTTTTGCTTCAGTATCAAAATGTAGTTTGTTAGGACTATAAACGCCAATGCCACCAATACCAGCTTTTGATGCAGTCTCAATAAGTTTTAATGCTTCAGGTACACCACCACCGAATGTAACGTCAACAGCATTTCCTCTTGTGTGTGCAGAGTTCTTTGCACCACCAACTTCAGCATTATGTTGAGGGTCTCTGAATCCTGATGTTACATTAAGAGGTGTTCCTGCTTGTGATTGAATATCTTTGAACTTGGCAAGAATACCAGGATTAACAGTTCCAAGTTTGCCTTGTTCTCCGTTCTTATCTCCCTTACCAACTTCTGATGTTCCACCTCCCATAGCTCCAGATATAATACCATTATGACGTTGTGGCATAGCAGCAGTAGCATCAGAACCTGCATTATCTCCACCTGAAGAAGCTGCACCGGATGTCATTGCTTCTGGTTTTGATTGTGGAGAAGCATCTTGTGCTACAGCATTACCTACATTAGAAAGATTTAATGCTCTTTGAGTTTCGTTTAATCTAACATCCATATGAGCAAGAGCTCTGTTTGGATTCTCAAACTTTTCCATAAACACACGAGCTTTGTTACCTGCTCCTTGTGTTGCCATCATTTGTTTTAAGACGCCAGCGTATTCGTTTTTCAGTTCGCTCTTAAGCGTCTCATAATTAGCTTGATAATTTTCTAAATCGCCATTACCATATTTCTGAACATTGGCAAGAAACTTTTGTTTACGGTCAGCTGATGTCCATTGAGCCCAGCCACGACCAGGACCACCACCACCTTCTTTCATTTTAGTGAAGCCACCAGATTCTTCACTAAGGTTACCGATAATAGCTGCAGCGTCTTCTTTCGACATTCCTGGGAAATCTTTTTGAAGATCTGCCATCAAACGTGGTGCTACAGATTGGAAGTTAGCTGTGCCTTTACCTTTAACATCTCCACCGAGACTAGCAATCGTTTCAGCGTTTTTCTTTTCAGCGTCTTGAACGTTTTGGTAACCTGTATATCCGGCAAGCCCAATAGCTCCTGCGCCAAGAGCTACCTCAAGACCTGTTAATACCTTACCTAATGGGCTTTTGGTGAATATAGTATCAAATATAGAGTTAGGGTTCATGTTCTGAATATTAGCATTCAACATTCTGAATGCGCCATTCATACCCTTCATCTCTGACAATATACTATTTTGTAAGGCTACTGATTCTTGAAGGATGCTATTGGTGTTGTCGATCTTTGTGGCTGTGCGTTGAGTTGCTTGATTTGTCTCTTCAAGCGTCTCGTGGAAGTTGCCCATGTCTCTCTTTTGAGAAGAGAACATTTTGGATATGTCTTTGGCTATACTGCCAATGTTCTTATTACCGTCTGTTGCTGCCTTTCGAAACTCGCCGAGATGAGTTCCAAGAGTAGAGTTTATGTCTCTTGATAGCTGCTTCAGGTGCTGTGGTTCAATTTCCATTTGTTATCCATTTTTGTTTTTGGCGTCTTCCACTTCCTTCAAGTATGACATAAGCATATCAACGTAGATGTCTCGTTCGAATGGTAATAAACTTTCAACTTCTGTAATAGAATATTTATGATGCTGAACCAGAGAGAACACTGTCTTATAGTAGTTAGCCAGTGTATTATGACTCAGCGCAACGTAAAAAAATCGTTCAACGAATTAAGGACAATCTCCCTATCATGTTTCAGTTTGTTTTTGTATTCGATTTTGTATTCCATCTTAGGAACAGTGACCAGAAACTCTTGAATGTTCTGGAAAGTCTTAACATCCAGGTTCTCAAGAAACTCTGTCAAATCTTCTTTCTTATAGTCTTTCGCTTCATACAATTCGTCTTCATTGTAGATACTATCTACACAACGAAGAATAAGCTCAAACATATAATCCTTATCAAGTTTAAGGAATTCTTGATCGTCATATAAAGCAGCCGAAGGATACTTCATTATGATGCCTGTCTTTTCCGTGATCTTGATCTTGTTGTCTACTTTATCTGGATAAATGACCTTAACATCGTCAAGATTGATTTCAAAATCATATAGTTCTTCATCTTCATTATCTTTGTAGGATACTTTGATTTTGTTATCAACCGAAGCAGATCTGAGCTTCAAAAAGATATATTCCAGGTCAAACAAAGCAAGTTTGTTAACATCCAGCTTATCCAAAAGACAGTTATTAATAATCTGTTTAATAGCCGTCAGAATATCAGAAGCATTCTCGCTTTCTTTTGCCATCAGCAATAGTTTTTCTTCTTTCACAAGGAATGGACGAAAGCTGTAATCTTTCTTCAAAGAAGGAACATTTATCTTGTAAATAGGATAATCCATTTTAGGTAGTTTCATAATTTACTCCACAATTTTAAGGTCTAATACGTATAGTGTTACTTGATTCTGCTTGGCCAGGAGCCTGTGCAGGCATTGCTGGTTGTCTTTCAGCCGAAGAGGTTTGTATCTGATATTCAGTATAAGCGATTGATACATTCAGTTTAATAAGCTGTCCATCGGCCCAGCTAAGAGGTACTTCTCTGATTGATGTAGGAAATGCTTCTATCAGGTTTATATATTGAACGTCTCTACCATAATGATCATACATTGCGATCTGCATAGGCGCTGAATACATGTCTTTGTATTCTGCCTGATAGTTGGCGATCTGGTTTCTTACATTACCAGCAGAGTTATCAGTTCCACAAAATTCAAATATTGAACGAATCCAGTTATGCCAGTAGTTCCAGATCTCTCCATATTCATCAACCAAAATCGAGAAACTTACTTCCTGATTCTGCGAAGAAAATGGCATCTTTTGTGTTGGGCCAATACCGTAGCGATTGACGTCAGCGGTCATCAATGAAATACCAGGAGCTCTGACCTGATCAATACGCATAGCAAGGTTCTTGGCTATGTTGCTTGAACCAACAGGATTCTTGCTGGTTCCTACCAATGCATTGAATAACGATCGAGGCGTGGCAACGTATAGCTCAAAGTTACAAGAGTTGAGATACACATAACTGGCTATATTTGATCTGAACTTTTCTATATTAAATGCCATGTCTATTCCTAATAAGGTGGTGAACCAGCGTATTTCTTATTCGCATTGGTGTTCCATTTCTGCAACGGTAACAATACAACCTTGCTCCAATCAACAGGATTGACATAATGAAAAGAGCTTCTAACATGACCAATAAGATATCTCTTAATACAATTTTGATAACCAGCAAACTTAGTTGAATATGCTTTCAATAATCTATATGAAACTGCTATCTTTGTCGTCTTGTTATATTTATCATTGGTCTTGATACTGTCAAGAGCATCCATCAGCTGCGCACGTGCACCTGGAGGCAGGTAATGTAGGTTTAATCCCAGAAATCCGTCATGATATGGTTCTATCATAAGAATCAACGGATATGAGTCCCAGAATGGTAGTGTGTCTTTTGTTTTGGGGTCGTAAGCAAACAGATACATTGAGCCGACTTCAGGAGTTGATCTGGTCTCAAATAATCTTGAAGGGTCTTTCTTGTTCAATGCTATGTTTTCAGCAGTATCGCGAAACCAGTTGGTAGCGTCTTTTGAATCTCTAGCTATGTCTCTGCCAGCCTTTGTCAGTATCTTGCTAAATTCGCGTTTATCTACCATTTGATTCCCAGTTCCTTCTCGGTCATAATCATAAACTCATATCCACGATCCTTACAATATTCTCTGGCAGCTTTCCATTTTGAAGAGTTCACACCCCACGTCATTACTTCGCTGATATATCTTTTTGTCTTCTTACCCTCCATAATCGGTGGAGGTCTACATTGTGCTGCTGGTTTCACTTCGATCAAAACAGTTTTTGTAGATCCATTGACCGTATTAAATCTGGCAGTAAAATCCACATAATATCTGTGAATACGATTGTCGATAGGAGAGCGATATGGTATAACCGTTTCTTCGCTCTGCCACCATACAACATTTGGGTCTCCATCCAGCCTCTGCATAACTTTTAGCTCCCAACCAGAACGATATTCGATATTGGTAGGATCTCCTTTATATTTCTCAGGGCATCTGGGTTTATAGAATCCTTTATATTTCGCCATGGCTCTCATATTTTTGTAATAAATAGATATAATTCATTGTATTTATAGCTCGAAAGGTAGTTATGGTCGCCCCAAATTTCCCTACTCCTCCGCAGAAGCAGTTCGATCAACAGTGTTTTCCTGGCGACCTGTTACAAGGCAACAGAAGGTTCTGCACGAATCTGACGTTCATGGAATACAGTCCTTCTCAGCAGTTCAGTGCTGGTGCCAATTTTGGTATGGGTGGACAGTATAAACTTCCGCTACCAAGACAGCTGTCAGACATCGAGAGTATTGTTTGGGGCGAAAATGATGCTCTGCAGACTGGTATGGATATTATCAATTTTATAGGCGGTGGTAGAGGCAGCAACCTTATGAACGCTGCAGGATCTGCAAAAGATGCAGCATCGGCTGCTTCTGGATTGCAGGTTAATCCATTCTATTTTATGGTATATAAAAGGCCAGCATATAAAGAGTTCAGATTTAGTTGGACGTTGGCACCAAGCAATCAACAAGAATCACAAACGCTCAAGAAAATTATCACTGAAATGAAAAAGGCTGCTTTGCCTTCATCTGGTCCGGCTTTTGGATTGATGAAATATCCAAAAATAGCTATGATTTCTTTTGAACCAAGTCAATATTTATTCAAACTCAAGCCATGTGCTATTCAATCAGTTCAGGTTGAGTATGCTCCTGCTGGTCCTTCGTTTTTCAAAAGCGGAGCTCCAACAATGGTCAATTTAGGTCTATCGCTGAAAGAGATTCAGCTATGGAAGTCTGAGGATCTATAATGCCTGATAGATATTTCGAACAGTTTCCAAAAATAGTATACAGTAATACTGAGATAGTTGATATTACAAAGCGTACATCTATTCTTAATAGAGTATCACGTAACCCTTATGTGTTTTATCCTTATGAGTTGTCAACATACGAGCGTCCTGATCAGTTTAGTTTCAGATACTATCAAGACGAATACGCCAGCTGGATATTGTATCTTACAAATAAAGTATTAGATCCATATTACGAATGGTATCTACAACCTGATGAGTTTCTTTCTTTGGTAGAGATGAAATATGGTTCTATTCCTCTTGCGCAAAGAAAGATTAAATATTACAGAAACAACTGGGTTAGTGAGAATGGCACATTCTTAAACTCTAGTGGGTTTAATGCTCTGACAGCCGAACAGAAAACATATTATGAGCCAGTTTATAGTAATGAAGGTTATTCAAGAGAATATAAGAGAAAAGAAATAGACTGGATTTTGGATACGAATAAAATATATTGTTATGGTGTAACAGCTGCAAAAAACGTTTTAGAATCGTTTAAACGAGATGAAATAGTTAAGATTTTTATTGACGATCAACATATTGGGTTTGGACAGTTTGATTCATACAGACTAAACGCTCCATTAGATTATGACGTTTATGATAAATTTGGAGTTTTGACAATATCAACAATAAATGTAAATACTATAACATTGAGACATATGTCTGGCGATTTTGCCACTAATGTTGAGAAAAGAATATTTGTAACACCAAATAGTTATCTTGAAGGCACAGAAAGCGGTCTTAAGGCTATGTTGTATAATGTCGAGAGTGCTATTTCTCCGGACGGTGGTGTGGTCAGAAAACTGGCAGAAAACATAACAGCAGAAGTTGCTAAGTTTTGGTCGCCTGTGACGTTTTATGAATATGAAAATGAGGTAAATGAATATAATAAGACTGTAAGAGTAATGGATAGCAGATATAAAGCACAAGCTGCACAAGATCTTAAAAGATTAATGAAGGAATAACATGGCAGTAGGTGAAGCAAAAATCAAATCGTTGAAGATAGGCGATTTGGATTTGACAGACGGAAAGACTGCAGGTATCGCTGGGTTTAATATCTATGAAGATATTATGAACCCATATGGTCCTGTTGCAGAAATACGTGTTATTGATCATTCTGATGCTCTTGGTAAGAATAACATTAATGGTGCTTATGATAAAGAAGTAGAGATTGAGTTGGACGATGGAACAGAGAGCGGTGGTGGTGGTAAGAGCCGTAAGTTCAAGCTCAAGATGTTTCAAAATAAGAATCTTGACGACCAATCAATGAAGAACTTAGGTTCAGGTCACAGTAAACAGTATGATATTCGTTCAGTGTCTGAAGAGATGTTAAACGCTCAGAGTAACTATATTCAGAAAAGTTTTAATGATCAGACTCATTCAATGGTTGAGCATATTATTAAAAAAGGGTTTAAGAGCAAAAAACAAGTTGAGATAAAGAGCAAAACAAAGGGTAAGAAGAGAATCATATTTAACAATGAACATCCATTAAAAGCTCTTAAGACACTGAATGCAGAGCACGTATCTGAATCTGATAAGTCTTCATGTTTCGTTTGTTTTCAACAGACAGAGCAAGAGCAGAAATATATATTTGCTACGTTTGAAGAACTGTTCAAGGGACAATCCAGTGTTACGCTGAAACAGAGAACAGATCTTGATTTTAAGAACAGTTCAGAGAAAGATAAGTTAAACTCTATCATGTGGTTTCGACCATCTGATTCGTTTTTCACGCCAACGAGATCGTTGTCAAAAGGTAATGAGCAATCGTTTAATCTTACAACGCATCAAGTAAGCGATGTTGATCCAAAAGATCAGCAGTTCAAGTTTCCTGATCAACCTGTGTATAAACAGGGCGGTGGATCATATATGAAAAAGATTCCTGTTAAGACTGTTCTTGATAAAGCAAACAATAAAGAACAACACTATACAGCAACAGCAAAGGTTCAAAGAGGTGCTTTTCTTTCTCATCTTGCACAAAACTCTGCTGAGCTTGAAACATATTACAATCCTAAAATAAAACTCGGTGATATGATTGAACTGGATATTCCTAAGAAAGCACAATCAGACAACGATCAAGGCGAGAAACAGTTTAACGGTAAAGTGTTAGTTGTTGCAATCAGAACTAAGATTAAAGCTCCTGGACAACAGCCAAACGCTACAATGATTCTTAGAGTTGTGAAGGCTTCTTATAAAGAGGGAGGCGATGGTCAGGCATGATTAAGATTGCAGAAGTAA